AACTTCAGTCTGGAGGAAAGGACCTTGAATATAAAGAGTTTTTTTACCGTTTACAGTTTCGGTAAGAACTTCTACTGATTCAATTTCTTCAGTAATAAGTTTCATTTTAAGCGTCTCCTGCTATTTGAACTTGTTGAAAATAAATGGCTCCCGAACCACCTGCTGCACCAATTGCAGAAATTTTATTAGAATTAATTACTGTTGCATCCGATGCAGAAAATGCCGTTACAATTCCACTTGAATTATAATTAACTGTCATTTTTGTGGAAAAATAACCATCATAATCTGCAGTTGTATTTACTGATAGAACTTCTTGATGTGTAAAGTCATAATATGACTGACCAGTTACTGATAAAGAAACATAGTCACCGACACCAAAAGGAACTTGTGTTCCTTCAGGAACTGTAACAACTGTGGTAGTTCCGGTTGTAATTCCAACAACTCTATTTGATGCTTTTGTAAGAGCAAGAGTTGCAGATCCCCCAGAAGGAATATAATAATCTGTTGTCGTTGCAGTTGGATTTGTACCAATTGCAACGTGAGCAGCACCGTTGAATGCAACTACTCGTAAAACACTTGATCTGACTGAAAATGCTGAAGATGTTGATGCAGCTCCAGCAGTGAATGTAAATGAGGATCCTGCCCCAACTGGTCTATGAGCCATTATTTTATGATATACACTTTTAGTTATTTATTATTTAATAAATCTCCCTCCATTGAAGTGCAGCAGCAACAGAAGCAGTAGCATTACCTGTAGTAGTAATAGTTCTTACAACAATCACATAAATTTCAGAACTTGTTGAATCTATGTTTTGAACAATAATATTTTTCTTTGCAGCACTTAATGTTCCGGAAGCAACTGGTGAAAGTGAGTTTTGAGACGCACCAGAAGGAACATATCCTGATGCAAATTCATCACCATCACTATAAGTTGTAGCATCTACACAATATTCAACTCCACTGTTAGAAGAAGCAGAAGTCCAAGTTAAAGTTCCGGCATTGCTCAAATAAGCAGAACTTGGAAGTTTAATAACTCTATAAATGATACTGTTTGTTTCGCAATGTATTGAGAGATTATTTAATCTTACTGATATTCTATTTGGATATCCTTGGAACGTATTTTTGAGACGAATTGCAACCAATGGAAGTTCAGTTCCTGCTGGTGTTGGAGTTGTTCTTGATGTGGTCATTGTAACGGCAAAGTCAATACCACTTTCTACATATCCACCTTCCGACATTACAGAAGAACAGATCTGATCAAAAGATGCTCCAATACCCACACCAGTATTTCTGAGTTCACAACGAACTGGTAGATTTGGATTGGCAATATAAACAGTTGCTAAATTGTTAGAATGGAAAAATTCGTGTGCTGTGATAAGTTGTCCATTATGAGCAAACCCACAACGAACTCTACCAACACCTAACCACTGGAAATCTATAAATGCAAGTTGAGTTTTTGTAACATCCAAATTAAATCCAGAAGTTCCTGTTCCATCACATTTGTCTTTATTCCATTGTGATTGTGGTATTCTGGTTTCTGTTGCAATACCACTTACAAAAGATCTAATTACCCAGTTATGAGTTCCAATACCAGCGTTTATTCCATCTGAAGTGTTCAGTCCAACTTGCTCAAAATAAATTCCATCCCTATCATCAAAATATCCAGTTCTTTTAGTTGCATTTCTTTGAGGAGCATAAAAGTTAAAAGAACTAAAAATTAACTGTCCTTTTCCTGGTTGATAATGATGATAAAACTTTGTTTGGTGAATACTAAATGCAGTAGATCCAATACCAGTTTGAAGTCTTGCTGCTGCCTGATTTTGTATAAATGATACTGTTGAACCTGCCCCAGAACTACTATCTAAAAAGTTTGGGTCAATAGCGTACAGGTGCTTATAATCCCCCAAAGTAAAAAGTTCAGAAACTCTTGCTCTACCAAATGCATCAACAGCATTTGTATCTGGATTAATGGTTACGACAGTTTCTGATGATATTCCAACGGTTCCTGTAACTGGAAATAGATTTTGCGGACTAATTATTTGCCCATCACTTGATGCAACACCTACAACTTCAAATAAAGATCTCTCCTGATTTAAATAATCTTGAGTGGTTATATTCCATTGGGCCATTTATCAATCAATCCATTCTAATTTTGATGGGTGGTATCTTTGTGCGTTTTTGATGTTTAAATTCTTTTCTGTAACTGGATAAATTTGATGAACAACAGCTCCAGGATAATCGGATTGTAATTGTTCACCAAGATCTCTTACTGATGGAATACCAGTTTTAGTGACTAATTCTAAACGATATAAGCTTCCGTTCCACATTACATCGGCAACATATTCCTCACCAACTTGTTGTGGTTCTGGAGAAGAATTTATGTAAAGATTTCCTGTAAAATCTCCAGCAATATTAACTGATTCTGAGATAAATTGCTTGAACGATTTCATTTACTCCTCTTCGTCGGTATATTCTTCTTCACCTTGGCCAAACATTGTTGTTGCTACTGCTGGACGAAAGGCATCAATTTTTTCTGCAGATTTTGCAAAAAGAAGTTCTTTGATTTTATCGCTCACTTGAGATGGTGATTCGTCAGCAACAATCATATCAAGAAGGTCATCCATTTTAATACCTATAGTTAATCGTTTTTATTTATATCTCACCACCCTTGGGCATCTCTACTGCTCTTCCATCTGCTTCTGTTGCTGCACCTTGAGCATCAAGATTTGGTTCCATTACAGGTTGGCCTAAATCCATTCCTGCAGATTCTGAACCTAAAGGCATTCCAGTTTGTGGATCAACTGGTGCATTAGGATCTGGAATAATTCCGTCCTTGATTTCTTTCTTCATAATTTTATCTTGTTCTAAGATTTCTTCATCAGTCTGGCGAAGAATTTTTCTCCTTAGATAATCTTGAGAAAAATACTTACCGACATAGGGTTCTGCAATTTGAACCATATTCAATCTTTCATTCAACAATTCTGCATCTTTAAGTTCGGCAAAATGATTATCATATAAAAAGTCATATTGAATATGTTCTTCCATAACACTCCAATCTTCTGGAGTGATAATATTTTTAAGAATTAGTTGAGTCTTAAGCATATCATTGAACATATAAGAAAATCTCTTTCTTAAACGAGCAACAAATTTGCTGAACTTAACTTCATCGCGGAGAATTTCTGATGAACGACCAAGATTAAATCCACCTTCTCCATCCATTCTTGAAGGAGGAACATTTAGAGAACGATAGAGTTTCTTTTTAAAATATTCAATATCTGTAATTTCTCCAAGGTTTTGTCCACCAGGAAGAGTTGAAATTTCGGTTCCTCTACCACCTTCTCTTCTTGGAAGCCAAAAGTCTTCAAGCATTGCCATAAACTTTTTATCATCACGAATTTCTCCAGTGTTTGCATCATAGACCATTTTATTTCTATAACGCATCATTACATCACGAAGATATTGTTCTGCTTTTACTTTTGGGAGGTTTCCAACATCAATGTAGAAAATACGACGTTCTGGAGCACGAGATAGTCTATAGATTACAAGTGAGTCTTCAATCATACGAAGTTGATTGAGAGATTTGATTGCTTTATGAAGATATGAAAGTGTTGATCCTTTATTACGATCTACAAGTCCTGAGGTGCAATATGTGATTGAATCTTTTGAAAACTTGATCCCACCAGTTCCACCTAAAGATGATGGATTTGTGGTTGGATAAGTCATTTTGGGATTGTAGATGAAATATTCTTCAATTTCTGGAAATTCATAATCCATTGGATCATCTACATTGACATTTGCCAGTCTATAAATTTTCTTATCTCTTTCTGCTTTTTTCTGTTGACGAACATAACGCATTTTCATTGCGTCTATGTAACGAAGTTCTTGAATACCTTCGTGTGGATTTTTTAGATCAATTACTTTATGATAATATAATCTACCATCAACGTACCAGTTTCTATAAATTTCGTGAGATTTTCTATCAAAATCCAAAAGTTCTAAAATATGTTTAAACTCTTCTCTAATTTTTTTCTTAATACCATCACTTGCATTAAGATTTGATAGTTCAATTGACACTGGACTATCATTTGTGTCGCTTACGATTGCTTCGTTAACAATATCTTCGATAGCACTATCGCACTCTGGATGAAGTGCCATCTCACGATATCTTTTGATTAGATCAAATTCAGTTCTATAAACACCTTCAATGTCTACATAAGAACCAAAAAAACCACTAGACAGATAAAAATCACTCCCGTCCTCACTGTTTTGTGGGACGGGAGATACTACACCTGGAGATAATGGTTCGTTATCCTCTATAGAGAATCCAAACAACTTTGCCATAATTTATTTTTAGTCTTCGATCTTTAGACTATTTATTATATCAGTTTTCGCCTGTATATGGAGTCCAGTATTGAACTTGGAATTCCACAGTGAATTCTTCAATTGTATCTGCAGTATCATATGAAAGATCAATTGCAGAAATATTAGTTGGGAAAATGCTATAGAACTTGTACTGCTTAGCAACCTCTAGTCCAGCACCAACTGCATTGTTTCCACCAACTACACTTGGAAGTCTCTTTAATTGTTTAACGAGAACATCTCTCATATAGTCGTTAGGATCAGTTGCACCACTTCCGTCTGCATACTGTCCAACATACTGCATCCAAGCTTCCATCGCAGTTCTGATCTTAAAGTCTTCATCGTTAATAACGGTGATTGACCAAGTATCAAAGGTACGATCGCCTGCTACTTTAAAAACTCTTCCTCTAAAAGGAACATCAATTGAAGCAATGTTTGATGCTGGTAGGTTTGCTGCCTTGCATAATACAGAAAATTCAGTAGCATCAAATTCTGCCCCACCTGGAAAATCAGTTAGAACAACTTCAAATAGATTGGGGCGAGCACCGCCCCCTTTGAGTGCTGTTTTAAAATCTTGAATCGAATGTGCCATTTTTAGGTCCTCCTTTTGGTATTTAGATAATGATTATCAAACTGTACCTGCTACTTCTTCAAACGAGATACCAGTTCTCGTAGCAACAAATGTCAGAGTTACATAGTTGATGGACTTAGTAGGCTTCAGATAAATGTCAGCTCTAAATTCATTATTATCAATCACGTCAGGAGTATTATTTGAAGTATCGCAAACAACTAGGAATCCATAGAGTCCTCTCTTTGCCTGAACATCGCGGAGGTATGGTTCAACAATGTTCTTAAAGTTTGCTCTTGTCAGTTCATCATTCAGTTCAAATAGTTGTGCTTCGGCAGCTCTCTGAAGTGCTTGCTCGATTGTAAGGAACAAGCGACGAACGTTAATTCTGTCGAATGCTGATGCATAAGAAAGTGCTGTCTTATCACCAAACAGAAGAGTTCCAACTCCAGGTTGAGTAACAATCGAGTTGATTCTTAATGGATAGAGTTGATCTCTTTGTGCTTTGCTTGGATTGTATGCAAGTTTGATAGCATTGTTTAGAATTCCACGTTGTTGACCTGCAGGTGAGAACCAAGGATATGCAACAATGTTTGTTCTTGTCATCAATCCAGCAACATCAGCGTTGCAAGGAATGTAAACAAATTTGTTGTTGAATCTATCATAGGTATACTTGTAACCACTATCAAATACTGCGTATGATGAAGAAGAAAGTGGACTAAAGTACTTGATTAGATTTGAAGTTTGAGTTGTTGTATTTGTGAGACCAATCAGATTTGCTCTGTGTGGACCGATAACAGCAACACAGTCTTTTCTATCTCCAGCAACTGAAATTAGGTAATTTGCTTTTGCCTGAGAATCTGATTCTGCAGTTAAACCAGGACCCATAATCAAATAATCGACCTGAACTTCGTCTTTATTAGAGAACAGACCATATGAAGTGATCAAATCTCCCAAGGTTGCCTTCATTCCACCAGCAGCAGAATAATTAACACCACCGCCGAAGGTGTATGTTTTATTTCCAATTGCACTGAAGTTTACATCTTGAGCATTTTGACCCCATAGACCTTGTGCAGTTGTATATGCGGTAAATGCAGTAGAGAAACCAGTTGCTCTTGGTGTTGTACCCCAATAAGAATCTGCAGCACTTGATGGATTATTTCCAGCATAAATCTGACCAGAGAAATCTGCAAGATACTGCTTGTACCAAATTTTTTGTGGTGAGTTGACTGCAGAAACTGAATCAAGTGCCTTTGAGAGACCTAAGTGCTTTTCAATAATAGTTCCTTGGTTTCCAGTGATTGTTCCAAGGTCATCAACAATAGCAATATGAAGACCATCACCCTTACCATTTCTATCTAAAGAATATCTGTTAGAAGTTGGTTTTGGTGCAATTGATTTCCAATAAATGGTTGTGTTTGTTAATCCAAGAGTCTGATTGTTATACCAGTCGGAAACTGAAGCAACAGTTGCTGATCCAGCTTGTGCGCCAGAACTATTAATGAACTTAACCGCATTGGATGCAGCAAATGCTCCAGTTGTAGTTCCTTCTGCATAATCAATCTTTGTTTCAGTTCCTGCAGTAGAAACTCTTGAAACAATTTTTACATCGATGGTGCTATTACCGTTTGTTGCATCTGTTGTAACGCCAGTAATAATACCTTTTAGGTAACCAGAAAATACTGATGTGCTTCCAGAACCAGCGATTACCTGACTGGTAAGTGCTACAGTAACTCCGTAACCAACGGTAGCACCAAGACCAGCTAAACTTGTAGTTGTGATGCCTAGAGTTTGGTCTGCTAGATCATCAATAAAGCAAACCTTTAGACTATTTGCCCAACTACCAGGGTTCTTTGCTGCATACGTAAAGTCTGTTGCTTCGGAATGATTATTGGTATAATCATCGTAGTTATCAATCTTTAGACTTGTAGTTGAAGCGATTCCTACACCAGCATTGGCATTGTTTAAAGTTGATCCGCTCGTTCTTACAACTTTTAAAACACCGCCATATGATAAGTAAGATGATGCACTCATCCAGTACTCATATTGAGCATCTGTTGAGATGGGCTTACCAAAAACATTGATAAGATCTTGCTCTGTAGTGATATCAATTGGGTAATCAACTGGTCCAATTGGGAAAGGTCCTGCAATTGCACCAATGTTATCTAAAACATTATCAGCTCTCCCTACAGTTAAATCAACCTCTCTGACTAGTACACCAGGAGATAATTGAGGAGTCGCCATGTTTTTCTCCGTTAAATCTCAGTTTATCTAAAAAATATTTATTAAAAATTTACTTTACACGGGGGAAATCTAGCGTGAACAAATTACCAGTCAGGATATTCCCATTTATCAAAGACAGCACTTTTTACTCTACCTACAACTATACGTTTTATCGTACAGTCCTTACATTCATAAGAATATGAAGATGCTACAGGTCCTCTATCTTTACGAGTTTGATAAAATCCATCTATTAAATTTTTCATTTCTCCACACACCCTACATTTTCGATCTACTAAAAGCAAATGGCCTAATCTTATTTGATTGTCTAATTCCATCAGGATAAGTACTCCCACATATACGCACGGTCTCCGTATTCATCCAAAAACCATCGGTCTCCATCTGAATCTACGAAACTTGAATCATCGAGACCATCTGAGATAAATCCAAAAGGAGACATATCTTGTTCTATTTGATTCTTTTGTTCTTCATATAATCTTTTTCTAACATCTTGGTCTGTAAGTTCTTTAAAGTAATCTTGAGCAACTAACCAAGCGTAAATAACAAGACACATTGCAAGGTCGTCATTACATCCTTCTTCTGCTTCAAAT